AATGTGGACCGCATTGATAGGACCGATAAGTAATCTAGCTGGCACATGGCTAGAGGGCAAGGTCGAAGAAAAGAAAGCACAGTCAGCGACTAAAGTAGCAAAGGCACAAGCCGAAGCTGTCATAATGCAGAAAAAAGCTACGGGAGAGATTGATTGGGACTTGGAAGCAATAAAAGGTGCTTCTACTAGCTGGAAAGATGAGTGGCTAACTATCTTATTTAGCATCCCACTCATCCTAGCATTCATACCCGGAATGGAACAGGTGGTTGCAAATGGATTCGCACAACTCCAAGCTATGCCAGAATGGTATCAATATTCTTTGGGGGTTATCGTTGCTGCCTCATTTGGTGTTCGTTCAGCTACTAAGTTCTTTGGGAAGAAGTAGACATGGCCGAAGTCACTATGGAAAGAATACTGAAGTGGAAGATACTCCCCCGTTTAATGATGCTGGGGATGTCCCTGTCGGCGTGGAGGGTTGTGGAGTGGTTTATGACGTTGCCCGACCCTACGTCACAGCAGGCTGCACTTGTAAGTGTTGTAACAGGGGCGATGACAGGTGCGTTTGCTGTATGGATGGGACATGAAAAATGAAATACAATAAAGACGATTTAATTAAAAAACTGATTTCCCATGAGGGTTTACGTTTAGAAGTGTATCAAGATACGCTAGGCATCAACACCATTGGGATTGGCAGAAATCTGGATGACCGGGGTATTACAAAAGATGAACTAGATTGGATGGACTATCCTTCCATCGACTATGTTTATTCTGATGGCATTACCGAAGCGGATGCTATGTACCTCGCAAAGAATGACGTACAGATAGTCGAGGATGAACTGGTTCGCGCACACCCTTGTGTCGAGGAGTTAGACGCTGTACGTCAACTTGTACTTGTAGACATGGCATTTAATCTTGGCGTACCGCGCCTCTGTAGGTTCAAGAAAATGTGGGCCGCTGTACACACAAAACAATTTGACATAGCGGCAAAAGAAATGCTTGACAGCAGGTGGGCAAGGCAGGTAAAATCTCGTAGTACAAAACTTGCTCATGCCATGCATCATGGAGAGTTTGATGGCTAGACAACTAACAGGAAAACAACAGGCGTTCTTGAATGTTCTTTTTGATGAGGCCGGTGGCAACATGGTCATGGCTAAGAAGATGGCTGGTTATTCAGATGCCACAACTACCACAGAGATTGTCAAAGGTTTGAAGGAAGAAATCCTTGAGGCCACGCAGATGTACATGGCACAGAATGCACCGAAGGCTGCAATGGCTATGACGGGTGCGTTGTTTGATCCAACGGAACTTGGCATCCGTGATAAGATGTCTGCCGCCAAAGAACTGCTTGATCGTGTTGGTCTTGTGAAGACAGAGAAGATGCAAGTGGAAGCAAGCGGCGGCGTTATGCTTATGCCACCTAAAGCACCTGTTGAGGACGATGAGTAGAAGCATAGGTAAGTGGAAACTGCCACAGCCGACAGATATTAAAGAAGAAAACGAATGGGTGCAGATACCTCGCATTGCAAGGACTGTACCCTTTGGTTATAAGCAGAGTGAAGAAGACCCCGACATTCTTGACCCTATCAAAGTTGAACTGGACTTACTAGAGAAAGCACGTAAGTACGTCAATCAGTATTCATACCGTGAGGTAGCTAACTGGCTGACAGCCAATAGTGGCAGGTACATTTCACACGTAGGATTAAGGAAACGTCTACAATATGAGCGACAGCGTAAGGACACAGCTAAAAGCCTCCGCAAGTGGGCAGAGTATGCGGAAACGGCAATCGCCAAGGCGAAAGAAATCGAAGAAGCAAGAACCGGAGCAAGAGCAGCAGCCACAGATTGATGAGGTTTCATATGAAACATCTGACGTTGAGGAACATGCTAATGTATTGTTCAAGCCTAATCCGGGGCCGCAGACAGAGTTTCTAGCCGCAAGTGAGCGAGAGGTATTATATGGCGGAAGTGCGGGTGGCGGTAAAAGTTACGCCATGCTGGCAGACCCGCTCCGCTACATGGGGCATCCACAATTTAGTGGATTGTTATTAAGACATACAACTGAAGAACTGCGAGAACTTATTTTTAAATCGCAGGAGTTGTACCCCAAAATCTGGCCCGGTATAAAGTGGTCAGAAAGAAAGATGCAGTGGACCGCGCCATCTGGCGCAAGGTTGTGGATGTCTTATCTGGATAGAGATGAGGATGTCTTGCGTTATCAGGGTCTAGCGTTTAGCTGGATAGGCTTTGACGAGTTGACTCAATGGGCCACACCGTATGCATGGAATTACATGCGATCTCGTTTACGGTCCACTGCACCTGATTTGCCTATCTTTATGAGGGCTACTACCAACCCCGGTGGACGAGGCCATCAGTGGGTTAAGAAAATGTTTATTGACCCCGCACCATATAATAGGCCATTTGATGCAACAGACACGGAAACAGGAGAGGTTCTTCGATATCCCTATGGGCATAGCAAAGCAGGAAAATCTTTATTTAAGAGACGCTTTATCCCAGCAAGACTCTCTGACAACCCATACCTTTCAACAGCAGGAGACTATGAAGCAATGCTTCTCTCTCTTCCTGAACAGCAGCGTAGGCAACTTCTTGAAGGCGATTGGGACATCAAAGAAGGTGCAGCGTTTACTGAGTTTAATAGGGATATCCATGTTGTTGAGCCTTTTCATATCCCTGCTAACTGGGTCAAGTTTCGTGCCTGTGACTATGGTTACGGTAGTTATTCTGGGGTTCTTTGGTTTGCAGTGGCACCTGATGAACAACTCATCGTATATAGAGAGCTATATGTCAGCAAAGTCCTCGCCACAGACTTGGCTGATATGATACTAGATTTAGAGGCCGAAGATGGAAATATTAAGTACGGTGTTTTGGACAGTAGTCTTTGGCACAAGCGTGGTGATACTGGTCCTTCTCTTGCGGAGCAAATGATTGCAAAGGGCTGTCGTTGGCGTCAGTCAGATCGCAGTAGAGGAAGTAGGGTTGCCGGTAAGAACGAAATACACAGGCGTTTACAAGTAGACGAGTTTACAGAGGAGCCAAGGCTTGTATTCTTTAATAACTGCACAGAGACAATATCACAGTTACCGGCCATCCCTCTGGACAAGAAAAATCCAGAAGACGTTGACACGAAGTCTGAAGACCACCTTTATGACGCGCTACGGTATGGGATTATGTCCCGACCCCGGTTCTCTATTTTCGACTACGACCCGCATGGCAGACCATCGTCAGGTATGCAAGTAGCCGATTCTACATTTGGATATTAAGGAAATATTATGGCAGATGATGAACTGATGATTGAAGACGACGCGATTGCGTTAGAAGATAGTGACGATACTGTTATAGAAGACGCGGACGTTAGTAATATTATTCCATTTGTAGTGGAACGATATAAACGTGCAGAAGATTATCGTTATCAAGATGAAGAGCGTTGGCTAAGAGCTTACCGTAATTATCGTGGTTTATATGGACCTGATGTTCAGTTTACAGAGTCCGAAAAATCTCGCGTTTTTATTAAAGTTACAAAAACCAAAACACTAGCTGCGTATGGTCAAATTGTGGATGTGTTGTTTGCTAACAATAAATTTCCACTTTCGATAGAGCCTACAGAATTACCAGAAGGTGTAGTAGCAGACGTTCACTTTGATCCAAAAGAACCACAAGAATTACAGGGCGTTTTGTCTGAAGCTCCAAATCCATACGGGTTTGCAGGCGATGGTAAAGACTTGCCACCCGGAGCCACTGCGCAAACTTTACTTGAACAGCTTGGCCCACTTAGTAATAAATTAGAAGCTGTAGAAGATAAACTAAAAGAAGGACCGGGTAAAACTCCTACCTCTATTGACTTTAGTCCCGCTATGGTCGCGGCTAAAAAAATGGAAAAGAAAATACACGATCAACTTGAAGAGTCCGGGGCTAATAAAAATTTGCGCAGCAGTGCGTTTGAGATGTCATTGTTTGGCACTGGAATTATGAAAGGTCCATTTGCTGCAGATAAAGAGTACCCTAACTGGGGTGAGGACGGAAACTACGATCCTGTATTTAAAACAGTTCCACAAGTAAACCATGTATCAGTATGGAATTTTTATCCTGATCCTGATGCTAATAACATGGACGAGGCACAGTTTGTAATTGAACGTCACAAAATGTCTCGCACACAGTTACGCAATCTTAAAAAGCGGCCTTACTTTAGAGATCAAGTAATTGACGAAGCAATTAGCTTTGGCGAAAATTATGATAAAAAATACTGGGAAGACGATTTGTCCGACTACGCGCCGGAGCATGGTATTGATCGTTTTGAGGTGCTTGAATACTGGGGCATGGTCGATACAGAAATGCTTGAGGAAAATGGCGTCACTATTCCAGATGAGTTAAAAGACTTTGACGAATTACAAGCAAACATCTGGATTTGTAATGACAAACTTATTCGCATGGTGTTAAACCCATTCAAGCCAGCCAAGATTCCGTATGTGGCCGCGCCGTATGAACTCAATCCGTACAGTTTCTTTGGTGTAGGCATTGCAGAAAATATGGACGACACGCAGACGTTGATGAATGGCTTTATGCGTATGGCCGTAGACAATGCTGTATTGTCAGGCAATTTGATTGTAGAGGTAGATGAAACTAATTTAGTACCGGGACAAGATTTGTCTTTATATCCGGGCAAGATATTCCGCCGTCAAGGTGGCGCACCGGGTCAGGCTATCTTTGGTACAAAGTTTCCAAACGTGTCTTCTGAAAACATGATGTTATTTGACAAGTCCCGTCAACTTGCTGATGAAAGCACCGGGATGCCTTCTTTTGCTCACGGTCAAACGGGTGTTACAGGAGTTGGGCGGACAGCGTCAGGCATCTCTATGCTAATGGGTGCAGCTAGCGGCAGTATTAAAACTGTAATTAAAAACGTAGACGATTATCTGCTACGACCATTAGGTGAAGGTTTCTTCCGTTTTAATATGCAGTTCGACTTTGACTCTTCTATGAAAGGAGATTTAGAAGTTAAGGCACGCGGCACAGAAAGTTTAATGGCTAACGAAGTGCGCAGTCAACGACTAATGCAGTTTTTAAGTATTGCAAGCAATCCTGTATTAGCACCGTTTGCAAAGTTTCAGTATGTAATCCGCGAGATTGCAAAGTCTCTTGATCTAGACCCCGATAAAGTAACCAACAATATGAATGAAGCTGCATTACAAGCTGAAATGATGAAGCAGTTTCAGGCTCCCCCAGAACAACAGGGCGCACCTGCTGGTGTAGACGCTGGTGATCCTACAGGTGCAGGTGGGGGCAATATAGGCACGGGACAAGCTCCAGTGCCGGGTGAACAAGGATTTAGTGGAAATGGCAGACAAGCAGCAGATACTCAGCAAGCTCAAGCCGGTGGTCAACAACAACCGCCAGTGGCAAGCATTCAGTGATTATCTTGACTTTATAATAGCTCAACAGCATAAGGCATTAGAACAAGCTGACGATAATGTTATGATGTATAGGTCACAGGGTGCAATTGCCGCACTTCGTAAACTTAAATATCTTAGGGATGAAATAAATGGAACTACCAACTCCTAAATCAAGTGAAGAAGTAGCGGCTGTAAAAGCACGCAGACAACAAAGATATAAAGATAACCGCCAGCGTATAATTGACCATTTAAAAAAACGGCGTCTTAGTAATGCTGCCATTGCAGGTATCGTTGGCAATATTGATATCGAAACAGGTGGTACATTTGACTTTCAACAGCGTCAAACAAAATCAGGTGATCCGCGTGATCCTAACATTGTTCCGGGTGGTGCATATGGGCTGTTTCAATTTGATAACCCCGGAAAAAAAGCAGGACATGAAACTTGGTATAAACAATATCTACAAAAAACAAATAAACAAGATAGTGCAGAATCGCAACTAGATTATTTTCTTGACACGATTAATGCTGGCGGGGATACACAAGACCCATTTTATTCATTTTCAAAAAATGTAGGGGCAGGAAATACAGGCACAATTAAAGGTTACTTTAAAAGTAGCGAAGACCCAAAAACAATTGCGGACAGTATTACTGATAGATTTTTAAAACCGGGAAAACCACATTCAGATAAACGTCGTGCGTCTGCCGCAGAAACTTTTGCTGAACTACAACCTGTAGACCGCACCGATGTGGACCCAGAAAATCAAAACATAGATCAAGCTGCACCCATTGCTGATGTAGGAGATGACGTACCCTCTCCTGAACAAAACGATAAAAGTTTTCTAGACTATATACCTGTGGTGCGCCAGATTAAAAAAGAGTTTTTCGCAGAGGGTGGAAGTGTAAACATGGAAAAACAAATGGAATTATTTGAAGATGGTGGTCTTAAAGACGAAGGCGGCACAGTAGACCCTGTGTCTGGCAATGAAGTACCACCGGGTTCTACGCAAGAAGAAGTACGAGATGATATTCCAGCCCAATTAAGCGAGGGTGAGTTTGTTATTCCGGCTGACGTAGTACGTTTTATTGGTCTTAATAATCTAATGAAGATGCGGCAAGAAGCTAAGATGGGCCTAAAACAAATGGAAGCTATGGGTCAAATGGGCAACAGCGAAGAAGCTACTATACCAGATGATCTACCTTTTGATATTAATGACCTTGACATGGAAGACGAACCAGAGTATAATGTAGGTGGTTTTGTTCCGGGTACACCACAACAACAACAGTTTGGTATTAGTGGTTTTCAACAGGCAACAGTGCCGACAACAGGCATAGCACAAGACCCTATGCAGGCAGCATCACAGCCGTTTGTACAGCCGCCTACACGCCCACAGCAGGCTCCTGTGCCTATAATGCAGGAGTATAAGCCACAAGACATACCTACGTTCCAGCAAACTATTGGTCAAACGCCGGGTCAGTATGATGAACTGCGTACCTATAAAAACGAAGCTGGCATGACTATGCAGATTCCGTTTAAGAATGGACAGCCTATCTACCCTATTCCTGAAGGCTATACATTTGTAGACCCCGAAGCCATTAAGGCAGAAACAGTAACAACGACGCCGACAACGCCTCAAACAACTTCTGTTCGACGGCCTGAAGACGATAATAAATCTCCATTTGACCCTGAAGAATCTGCTATTTACAAACAGCGTATAGATATTGCAAAAAGCCTTGGATTAACACTCGAAAGTTTTGGCGAAGGGCTTTCAGGTAATTTTGGAAGCGGGTATAAAAATCCTGAAATGATAGGAAAGTTTACAGGCACGGGTTTGATTATTGGTAAAGATGGTGTGCTTATTGATCCTATTACAATGAGTATCCACGAACAATCTGGCGGAGGTATCTTAGGCGGCATTTCACGATTTGGTGATAAAACAGGTGGACTAGACCCAGCACCGTATAGTGGTGATTTCTATAAATATTTGCCTCCGGGTCTTGGTGAAAAGATTGACAATAGGAACATGGCTGCAAAACAAGAGGCTTGGTCAAATTACTTTGAAAAAGATAGTAACCCAGAACAAAAAGAAGATGACCTCTTAACATGGATTACTGAAACGTATAGAGATGTTTCAGATTTTGGTAGCGGGTCAATGGCTGCAGGAGCAGAGATTACCAAAGAAGATATAGACGCTGGTATTAAAGCTGCAAAAGAAAGAGCAGCAGAAAGGGCAGCAGCGGCACAGGCAAAAGCAGGCAGAGTTAGAGAGTCTTTCCCAACTCGTTCAGAGTCTAAAGCAAAAGCAGCATCCGATGCTGCAATTAGAGCAGCGGCAGCACAGAGAGAGTATGAAGAGTCTATTGCCCCTTCGATTGATCGTAGAACGCAACAAGACGAAGACCCCGGAGAAAGTGGCGATCCCACTAGTTACAGTTTTGAATCTGCACGTGGGCCTCAAGATGGATACGGTGGAGGTTCTATGGGAGGCAGGGCAGAAGGCGGCTTAATTAAGAAACCAAAACCCAAAACAAAAAAGAAGATGAAGCGCGGTGGACTAGCTTCTAAAAAATAGTCCCATATATGTTGGCTACCTAATCCCCCACCCCGGCGTGGCTACGGTTGGCCCCAACTAGGAGAAAGTAAATGGCAGAGACTGCTAAAATTATGGCTGAAGAAATGCAGCCGGAAAAGAAAGTAGCGTTTGCGCAACGCAAATATACTAATGAAGAAAAGCGCAAGATGGAAGAAGAAGAACTTGAGCAAATGCTCAAAGAACAAAGAGGCGAAGTAGAAGAAACTGCAGAGCCTGAAGAGGATGAACCTACAACAGCAGAAGAAAAGACGTTTAAGAAACGCTACTCTGATTTGCGTAGGCATCAACAAAAGCAGGCAGAAGAATTTAAAACAGAGCTTGCAGAGTTAAAGCGTCAACTATCAGACGCCACAAAAAAAGAAATGAAGTTGCCCAAGTCTGATGAAGACATTGAACAATGGGCAGCAGACTATCCTGACGTAGCAGCTATCGTTGAAACAATCGCAATGAAAAAAGCAAGTGAGCAATCTAGCGCACTTGAAGAACGCATTAAAGCTATTGACGAACTGCAAATGTCTGCGACTAAAGAGAAAGCAGAAGCAGCATTAATGCAGATGCACCCTGATTTCGGAGAAATTCGTGACAGTGATGAGTTCCATGAGTGGGCAGATCAACAACCAAAGTGGGTGCAAGATGCGCTATACGAAAACGACAACGACGCCCGTTCTGCTGCTAGGGCGATTGACCTCTACAAAGCTGATATGGGTATTAGCAAAAAGAAACCCAAGTCAGACAAAGACGCAGCCAAGTCTGTGTCCACAAAGAATAGTCGCAGTAAACCGCAAGAGAATGAAGCTGCGTCGTACTTGAAAGAGTCGGAAGTACAGAAGATGTCACCGCAAGAGTATGAATCGAGGTCTGACGAGATCATGGAAGCTATCCGTTCTGGAAAGTTTGTTTATGATGTGTCGGGTAATGCCCGATAAAAAAGTGTTGACAAATAGTTATTTGTAAGTATAACTATACACAACAAAGGTGTAAGTGGGTTCGCTACCTGCTTGCACCAAAACCGCAAACAGCCAAGTCTTACGGATTACCTGACGAACATGGCCCGTTGAATGGTAGGGCGGCCACCCTCCAGAATACGCACCCAATGTGAATCAGCCTCCTGATTAGTCTTGCGAGTTTGTATCTGTAAAATGCTAAATAGGAGATAATATCATGGCATTCACTACTGCTAGTGGTTATGGTAATCTTCCTAACGGTAATTTTTCTCCCGTAATTTACAGCAAACAGGTGCAACTTGCTTTCCGCAAGTCTGCTGTTGCTGAAGCAATTACCAACTCTGACTACTTTGGTGAAATTGCTGCTATGGGTGATTCCGTTAAGATTATCAAGGAACCCGAAATCACAGTTAAGGCTTACGCCCGTGGTACAACCATCACGCCGCAAGACCTTGACGATGAAGATTTCAGCCTGACAATTGACAAAGCTAACTACTTTGCATTTAAGGTTGATGACATTGAAGAGGCGCACAGCCACGTAAACTTCCAGTCTCTGGCAAGTGACCGTGCTGCGTACCGTTTGGCTGACCAGTTTGACCAAGACGTTCTTGGTTATATGTCAGGCTTTAAACAGTCTGCAATTCATGGTGCAGCCGACACAGCTAACACAACCGTAAATGGTTCAAAGGCTGTATCTACTGCTGGTTCAGACGAACTGCTTGCATCAATGAAGTTGGACGCATCTGACTTCTCTGACGGTGCAGGTTCAGTAGGATCATCAGGTGCTGCTATTGCTATCCAGCCTCGTACTGGTGGCGCAACTGACGCAACTCCTGCTGCTGGTGATACACACCCATTGACTCTGATTGCACGTATGGCTCGTCTTCTTGACCAGCAAAATGTGGACTCACAAGGTCGCTGGATTGTGCTTGACCCAGTGTTCATGGAAGTATTGAAGGATGAGGATTCTCGTCTGTTCAACGCTGACTTTGGTGGTTCTGGGCTTCAAAATGGTCAGATTTCTACTCAAATTCACGGCTTCCAAGTGTATCAGTCTAACAACCTACCTTCAGTTGGTACTGGTTCGTCATTCGCTGGCGCAAACAGCACAACTAACTACGGTGTGATTGTTGCAGGACATTCTTCTGCTGTTGCTACTGCAGAGCAGATTAATAAGACTGAAACCTACCGTGACCCGGACAGCTTCGCTGACATTGTCCGTGGTATGCATCTGTATGGCCGCAAGATTCTTCGTCCTGAAGCACTTGTTAACGCCATCTACCACTTGGCATAAGGGAGGGTTAAACAATGGCACTTGGTGATAACACACTACGTTCTGCTGCTGGCAACTCCCAGCGCGGACGCAACCCGTACATGGTTCAGACTACTTTGAACTGGGCAACTGCATTGTCAGACAAAGGCAGCGCACTTGCTGCTTCTGATGTCGTTCCTGTAATCGCTGTTCCAAAAGGGACAATGGTTCTCAATGCAGGTATTGAAGTTGACACGCAAACCGACGGTTCTACATTTACTGTAGACTTGGGTATGGTTGATGCTGACGTGTTTGTTGACGGTTTTGATGCTACTTCTGCCGCTGGCGTAGTTGCTCAAAATCCTGCAGCTTACCAGCCTGTAATGGCTGTTGCTGACGACAACATTGACGTAACGATTGCTACCCTTTCAGGTGGTGCAGTTTCTTCAGGCAAATTCCGTATCTGGGCAGTTCTTATGGATTGCACCGATATGGGCGACACTGCTGCTGATGAAGTAGATCGTGACGCACTCGCATAACTAAAATAGGGGGCAGCTTTCGGGTTGCCCCTCTATCTAGATGCCATGATACAGGAGAAACAAGATGGCAATTACAACCTCAATTTGTAACAGTTTTCTAGGCGAACTGCTTGGTGGTGTTCACGATCTTGATACGCATACTATTAAGATGGCGTTGATTAAACCAAGCATGTCGGGAACATACAATGATGAAACCACTAACTATAGTGACGTTACTGGAAACAGTGATGAAGCAACTGGTAGCAATTATTCTGCTGGTGGGCAAACACTAGACAGCGTTACCATTACAACTAGTAACGCAGGCAATCGTGCTTTTGTAGATATTGCGGATGAGGTGTTTTCAAACGTGACTACATCTGCGCGTGGATGTATTATATATAATTCATCTGCAGCTAACAAAGCTATAGCTGTGTTTGATTTTGGTAGCACTATTTCTGCTACCGCTGGTGATCTTACCGTTACTATGCCAGCTACTGGCACTAACGGAGATGCTGCAGTTATTCGTATCGCCAATAGCTAAGGGCCAGTACAATGGCCCTAGTTCTTGCTGACCGCGTAAAAGAAACGACTACGACCACCGGAACCGGCACGTATACACTTGCTGGTGCTGCAACCGGGTTCGAGTCGTTTTCTGCTGTAGGCAATGGAAATACGACATACTATTGTTGCACTAATGGTACGGACTTTGAGATAGGTATTGGTACGTATACCGCATCCGGCACAACGCTTGCTCGTACAACCATACTACAGTCAAGTAATTCTGATGCAGCAGTAAACTGGACTTCCGGCACACGAGACATCTTCATTACCCAGCCAGCAGGAAAGGCTGCGTTTTTAGATGCTAGTAATGTTTTAGAAACTACTGGCGGCGTTGTCTCTATAAAAAATGGCGGCACACAATCAGAAGTTCGGCTGTACTGCGAAAGTTCTAATGCACACTATGCAGCATTAAAAGCGCCTGCACACGCAGACTTTGCAGGCGATGTAACCTCTACACTACCATCTGTTACTGGCATTTTGGTAGGCACGGCAAACGCAGATGCTCCTGCAACAACTACTAGTTCTAGTGATGCCGATCATGTTTTGATTAATGACGGCGGGGTTATGAAAAAAATAACGCCTACTAATCTAGGCATAGGTAGTGGTGGTGGTGGTGGTGGCAACGCAGATACAGTAGACAACAAACACGTTTCAGTACTTACCCAAGCGGCCTATGACGCACTTTCTCCCGACAGCAATACAATTTATTTTATATCAGGATAAAAATTTAAAATGTATGTACATCTTGGAACAGACTACGAATTAAATAGTGTTGCCTTACCTGTCGTACAGATAATTTGTATAACAGAAAGTCATGAAGAAAAAACTAGAATTGATGCAGATATTATAACTGTTACGGAAGACTGCACAGGATGGAATCTAATCAGCGTTTTAGATGCCTGTGAGAATACCTATAAAATGTGGAAAGCTGATAGAGAGGGTAAAGAGTGACTGTATATTGGCTAGACCCTTTTCTTGAGGCTACTACGCAGGGTAATGGTACAACTGATACCACTACCAAAAACGGCACGTATGCTGCCCCCTTTTCGCTTAGTCAATTTTGGAGTACTACAAGTACTACGTTTGGTACAGTAAACGGCGTGACGCTTGCGGATGGTGATGAATTAAGAATGAAAGGTCTTCCTTTTTCTACACTTTTTGAAAGTAAAGGAAATGTTCATTGTCCTAGTAACCAAAGTGCAAATTATGTTTCTCTTCAACCTGTAACGGGTAACAGTAGTTTTGACGCCACAATAAGTGCTACTAAATCAAGTACATTTGCTCTTCAAAGTAGCGATATTTCAGCATATCTTACAAATCATTCACATCCGTTTTTTATGGCCGCTAGATATAATAGTACTAGTAGTGCTTTATATGTATGTTCTGCTAATTTTTTAGTAGCCATTGTAGCGATACAGTTAGGACATAATAGTTCAAGTGATACGGGGATTGAACTTTTCAGGTTAAAAGATACGTACGCTAATCTTCAAGACTTTGCTGGAAATTATAACTATGCTTTTGCTATGGCTAATAAAGTTAAAATAAGTGCAGGTTGGACGAGTACAACTGAACAAGCCGGTTATAGTATTTATGAAGGGTCTAGTTCTAGTAGCTACAGATATATGAATATTAATGGTAATACCAATTCTAAAACCGAATTTGATTGTGAGCGTTTAATCTGTAATTATTCTCCGCGTACTTCAGGCGGCAATAATAATAATGTACAAGCCTATATGCACTATAGTTCTGCTCGTGCCGTAGTAACAAATCATGTTTTTCCTATGTTTGTTTCTTCAACAGGTAGATCAGATTATTATTACGGTGTTCGCTACCCCGGAGACACGGGAGTTTATCCATTTATTTCGGGAAGTGGCGATAGTTCTAGTGACGGCCTTTATTTAAATTTTGAAAATTTAAGTTCGGCTACAACTCTTTCGACCTCATTTAAAAATATAGCAACTACTGGTAACCTGCTTCTTAATAACGGAAACAGTAAACATAATATTAAAATAGGAAGTTTATATTGTAGAGCATATAGTGGTGCGAATGATAACGACGGCTTAAATAGATGTTTTCGACATTACAATCTTTCAGGCGGCAGGAAAGGAACATATACTTTTTTACAAAATAGTAAATATTATTTTTATCGTGGTTATGATACAGACCCTGAAGATAATGTCTTACAACCTTATCCCGCGCAGACAGAGTCGGTAACGTACGAAACAGGACTAGTAAGGCCGGGGATTGCCCCTCTAGATAACATGTCTCCCAGCCTTACGGGTTATGGGCCTCTTAGTGCGGGAATAACTTCATCTCAACCTATGTTCCTAGCAACAAGAGAAGTAAGCGCAAATAATACTTGGTTTACATCAAAACTTGACTCTGTGGGTACTAATCCTATAGAATATTGCTCGTTAGGTAAGTTAATTTGTAATAGTAATGATTATAGAAATACGGCCCATAATATAGGAACAGACAACTCCACGGTTCTTGCTGCGGATTCCATTCCAAAATTTAAAATATGGAGTGCAGAACACAATGACTTCGATAGCAATCCTATTTCAATTATAGGCAATCCATATTATACTGGTTCTAGCACTGTTTATGGCGCACTTGTGTATAATGATGTTGTAAATAACACAAGTGTTTTAGTAGTTCAGGCAAGTGGAACTGCTACGGGAGACGCCTACGTGTGGTTGCCTATGGAACTTCCTGTGCCAACTTACACCGCAGGATCAGATAATCTTAGGGTTACTGTATCAGCGGCTTATGCTGATGGTGGCAGTAATAACACAGCCGGAACATTGCAAATAAAGGCTTATCATAGAGATACTACACAAACTGAAAATTTTAGATATTATCTAACTCCCACCAGTATAGCAGCAGGAGGTGACCCCACTTCTACTACCACAGTAACACGTACTTTGCCTAATGTACCCACAACAGGTCAAAAAAATATAACTAACGTCATTGTTAATTTAGGTTTTAATATATACACTAGTGCTGTTATAAGAAAATTTTATATAACAAATGTTGCAATAGAGACTTACTAAAATGGCTATACCTAGAGTAAGCGCATTAGGGTTTAGTGACACTCTAACGGTATCTGCCTTAGGCTTTGAAGATGGCACTTATACTCCTCCCGCTTCTAGTGGGGTAACAGGTGTAAATGCCACGGCTTCAGCAGGTACAATTTCCGCTCAAGGCACTGTTATTGAACTGTCAGGTGTTAACGCTACTGTTAGTGACGGTAATATTACTGCCAAGGGACCAGCAATTATTGTTCCCATTTCAGGTGTAAATTCTACTACATCTGCGGCCAGAATAAGTAGCCCTTTAGTACTTATGACCAACATCAAAGTTGGATCATCGGCAGTTGACAAACTTTATGTGGGAGGAACAAGGGTATATAAAGCATATTCTGGATATGATTTAGTGTGGTATCAACAAGCACGTGCTACACAATATCGTGGAAGCAATAGCGGTCTTACTACTGGCACTACAGCTGCCTATCCAGCTAACGCTTATTGGCGTAGATACTTATTAGCATTCACGTACACGGCAGCAGAGTTAGCTTCTTTTGACCTAATTAGTGGTTCTGTCATAAGTAAATTACGTTGGTACGTATTTAATCCACCACCGGCAAACCGCTCTCCGTTTCCCAATTATGCGATCCGCATGATGCACATAACAAACGGCACAAACACGACAAACCCCACCAATCTCGTCGGGTTGTCCAGCAGCAATGTCACAGATGTAAAAGCACAGCATAACTACACAAATACAAGTGTTGGCTATACTGAAATGACTTTAGATAATAACTTTACGTATAATGGTACTGACGCTATTGGGTTTATATTTGCGTGGGGGCAGATTCCCACAGGCTACATATCAGACGGACAAGGCTATAGATTAAGTGATGGAACTTTACATTATGCACGAACCGATAGTTCAGGAACATGGCTTGTTACAAGTACTGCAACGCTTACTGCAGCCAATAGTCGCCCCGTTATAGGGATGTATAGCACATAGGATTAATAGATGTTTGGCTTTTCCGCATTTAGTGAGCAACCATTTTCAGCATTAGTAGATGATGCAGTTAGTGCGGTAACGCTTACTGGTGTAGGATCAACCGCCGCTGATGGTTCTGTATCTGCTGGTGGTAAAGGTAATATAACTATTGCGGGAGTGGGTTCAACCGCTTCTAATGGTTCTTTATCTGCAAATATAGTAGTCAGTATTATTATCACAGGCGTCAATGCCACTGCAGCAGATAATACTTTAACAGCTAGTAATACATCTTCTGTCGAAGTTGTAGGCGTCAATTCTACAGCATCGAATGGTACACTTTCTGTAGCATCAAACGGCACTACACTAACAGGTGTTAATGCTACCACAGCAAGTAACCCGGTTACGTCAACGGTTACGGATAACATTACTCTTGCCGGTGTTAATAGTACAGCAGCAAATAGCGCAGTTACGTCAGCGGGTACGGGTAATGTTACTATTGGTAGTGTCAACTCTACAGCAGCAGATGGCACACTAACAGCAACAGGTAAGAGTAATACCACTCTCGCTGGTGTTAATGCTACTGCCGAAGATAATTCTGTCACCGCATCGGGCAAAGGTAACGTCACTCTAGGTAGCGTTAACTCAACTGCCACAGACGGTACTGTAGGTGCCATTAACAACGGTAGTCATCTATCAGGTGTTAACTCCACAGCAGCCACAACGGCAGTTACAGCCAGCAACGACTCCAACATAACACTGACAGGTGTTAACTCTACCGCTGCAGATAGCGATGTATCTGTAAGTGTATCAGATGGAGTAACCTTAACCGGCGTTAATTCAACTGCGGCTGATGGTACTGTAAGCGCCATTAACAATGGCACACATCTGTCAGGTGTAAATGCAACTTCATCTACTGAAGCGGTAGTAGCAAGTAATGACTCTAGCATTGCTATTACAGGTGTTAATACCACTGCTGCTGATAACGACGTTACTGCAAATGGTACAGCTAACACCTCTATAACTGGCGTTAACTCTACTGCTGCTAAGAACGATGTCAGTGCCGCCGGAGTTGCCTTTGACTTTGAGGCTATTAAAGAAAACTACGACAGAGGTAGAGTTGTATATATTGACAAGATTACGGTCAGTTCGCAAAACCGTACCGCTAATGCCGCAAACGAAAATAGAAAAGTATATGTCAGTGGCGTCACTGTAAGTTCTAAAAATCGCACTGTGCATGTCATGCAAGAAGATAGAAAAGTATATGTTGAAAGGTTCTCTACTTCAGCCGAAAGAAGAGCAAGAGCAGCATAGGAGATTTGAATGTCATTTAGGTGGCCCATAAAAGACCCAGACGAAACCTTAGACTATAGTGTAGATTGGTCACGATTTCTTGGCAGCGGCACTATCAGTTCCGTTATCTGGTTTGTACAAACATCAGAGATTGGTAAGACACAGATTAATGCTGGACAGACATTGACCACTGCTTCTAGTAGTGCAGTGACTGACAGCATTCAGAATGTATCGCAGACCAATACAAACACTGTAGCGACCATTAACATTGGCAGCGGGGTGCTAAACAGAGAATATACATTTACATGTCAGATGACTGACACAAATGCAAATGTAGCTGAACGTACCATCAAATTACCGATAAGGCAGAAATAATGGCTTACAATTATCTTGGACTTGTAAACGAAGTAAACCGCAGAGTGAACGAAGTTGAGTTAACGTCTTCCAACTTTTCTACCTCTACAGGTTTCTATGCCCACATTAAGGATGCCGTTAACGCATCTATTCGTGACATCAATCAGACAGAGTTTAACTGGCCGTTCAATCATGTGCAGCAGGAAGAAACGCTGTCAGCTAATGTGACACGGTATGCATTTCCGCATGACGCCAAGCTGCTTGACTTTGACAGCTTCCGCATCAAAGAAGACAGCACACTTGGAAATGCCACCACTCGTCTGGGAGTTGTCACCTACGAAGAGTATCTAGACAAGTATGTAGATCAAGAGTACAACAGCACAGGACGGCAGGGTGTACCACAACTGGTGGCACACGGCCCAGCACTTGAGTTTATCCTCACCCCTGAACCAGATGCTGCATACACTCTGGTGTATGAATACTACCGCATTCCTGTAGACCTTGAGTTGCATGATGACGTACCGGCAATACCGGAACGCTTCAAGCATATCATTGTAGACGGTGCTATGCACTATGCATATCTGTTCCGGGGCAACACACAAGACGCACTGGTAGCAAAGGAGAAGTTTGAAGAGGGCATTAAGAACATGCGTTCCATGCTAATCAACCGCACATACTATGTGAGGTCTTACATGATCCCACAGAACACCGGTGGTGGTGGTAGGACGGGCTATGCGAGGTTGCCCATCTAATGGCTGACGCATGGCAAACTTATCCTTTTGAGTTTCGCGGTGGGTTGATTACTAATCTTGCTCCCACCCAACAGGGTGTGCAAGCGCCGGGGTCAGCACGTATCCTGCGTAACTTTGAACCGTCCATCTTCGGTGGGTACAGAAGGATTGAAGGGTTTACCAAGTTTGATACAAACGCAGTAAGCAATACTGGTGAAGTTCGTGGTCTAACTAGATATAACAGTCAGGTATACGCAGTAAGAGGCGATGACCTATTCAGGTCTGGAGGATCGGGTTGGACGCAGATAAGTGACAATGCTTCATTTAGCAGTGCCGGTGTTACAATCGGTGGGTCAGGCAAAGTACGTTTTCTGAAGTACGATTTTGACGGCACAGAAAAGCTGATGCTTGTGGATGACACGGGCAAGCCGTTTAGGTTTGATGGTTCGACCTTTGCCCAATTATCGTCTTTGCCTAGTGATACCTCTGGTGCAAGTTTCATTGTCAACTTTAAGAACCACATTGTTCTGGGTAACGGAAAAAAGATAGTTTTTTCTGCGCCATATGAAGATGATGACTTTACAGTTGCCAATGGTGGTGGTATAATAAATGTTGCGGATGAAATTACAGGACTTACTGTATTCCGTGAGCAACTAATTGTTTTCTGTAAGACCAGTATCTTTGTACTTAATGGCAACAGTGTGGCAGACTTTACACTACAGCCTGTGTCTCGTGACTTAGGTTGTGTGGCCCCAGATACAATTCAGGAAATTGGTGGAGACATTATATTCCTTGGTCCTGATGGCTTGCGTCTGTTCTCTGCAACTGACAGGATTGGCGACTTTAGTCTTGGTGCTGTATCAAAAACCATACAGTCGGAAATGCTTGACCTGATTAGTAGCGGTGGTAGTGGCTTTACAAGCACGGTCATTCGTGAGAAAAGCCAGTATAGAATATTTGCATTTTTATCTTCTGGTGCTGTTGAGGGTGCAAAAGGAATTGCTGCTACACAGTTGCAAGAAGGTGTAGTCTTCAACGATCTACGTGGCATTAACGCACATGTAGCCCACAGTGAGTACGAAGGATTTGAAGAGTTAGTATATTTTGCCAACAGTGATGGCTACGTATATCAAATGGAATCAGGCAATACATTTGACGGAACAAATATTATTGCCAGCTTTGCTACACCGTTTGTCCCACTGAATGATCCGTCTGTTCGCAAGACCATATACAAAGGCACAGCTTATCTAAAGATTAATGGTGCGTTTGAATTACGTCAGACACTACAGTTTGACTACGCACAAGCTGGGTCTAATCAAAGTTCTGAACAGCTAGACAGTTCTGATTCAGCGACAGTTACATATGGCTCTGCCACGTATGGCGCATCTACTTCTATTTTTGGAACAGCACCAGACGCAATCTTTAATGTACAGACACGAGGTTCAGGATTTGTCGTGTCAATATTGTACGAAACATTAGGCAGCAGCACAGATGCTGTATTTACAATTGACTCTGCTACTTTGCAGTATATAACAAACGCTAGGAGATAATAATGGGTACAGGTTACACTCGTAATGATACCGCTAACAATATTGCAGACGGGAACGTAATCAACGCCTCTGATCTAGATGGTGAGTTTGATGCGGTTCAAGCTGCTTTTCATGCTTCAACTGGTCACAGCCACGATGGTACGACAGGTGAAGGTCCACAGATTGACGCATCAGGCATTGCCAACAATGCTGTTGCACTTGGTACAAAGACTACAGGTAACTATGTAGCAAGCCTGACAGCAGGTGCTTTGATTGACCTGCAAAACAATTCTGGCGAAGGTGCAACGCCAACCATTGACGTTGACCTCACAGAACTTACGGACATGACAGAAACTGCTGTAGGCGCAGATGAACTGGTCATTCTCGACGGCGGTACTGCACAAAAGCGTAAAGCCATTAGCGAGATACCTCTTAGTATTTTTAACAACGATAGTGGATTTGCGGCAGGTGACATTACAGGTGTTACTGCAGGCACAGGTTTGTCAGGCGGTGGATCATCAGGTGATGTAACACTTGCCCTTGACTTTAGCGAACTAACTGACATGACAGGTGCTGCTTCTGGTACTACAGAGTTTATTCTGCAAGACGGTACAACGGAGTCACGCAAGCCTGCTAGCGAAATTAATTTAAGTATCTTTAATAATAATCTTTCTATAGACGCCGACAGCACGGCGGTATCTAATCTTGAAGTAGACAATTTTAAGTCTGGGGTTTTAGATACAGACATATCATCCGTAGCTGGAACAGACACAACCCTAGCCTCTGCAAAAGCAATTAAGACATATGTTGATGCACAAGTGTCTGGGGCTAGTGATCTAGTTAACGACGGAAGCCCACAACTTGGTGGTGATCTGGATTTAAATAACAACAACATTACAGGCACTGGTGACATTCCTGCCGCTAATCTTACAGGCACATTACCTGCAGTATCAGGCGTAAACCTGACGGCACTGAACGCAACTAATCTTGGGTCAGGAACAGTACCTGACGCTCGTTTTCCAGCAACATTGCCAGCCCTCAACGGTTCTGCCTTAACTAACTTATCTGCCGCTAATCTTACAGGTACGCTACCTGCCATTGATGGTTCTAATCTTACTGGTATAACTAGCGGTGTAACTGTTCAAGACGATGGATCAGCATTAAGCACTACTGGAACAACCCTTAACTTTACAGGAGATGGTGTTACCGCAAGTGGTACAGGAGCAACTAAAACAATTAATATTCCCAGCGGCATTTCAGTAGCTGGAACAAATAATACTGCTTTAGGTACTAATGCTTTAGATAATGCGGGTTCTCTCGCGCAGGATAATACTGCAGTTGGTGTTAACGCGTTGCAAAATGTACAGAGCGGCGATGATAACATAGGAATTGGACATGATGCTGGAAAATCTATAAATTCAGGAGGTTTTAACATAGCAATTGGTAATAGTGCATTAGATAATGAAGACACAGGCGCTGGACACACTGCGATTGGTCATTTAGCACTTAGTACTGTAGACAATACTACTAGCAATGTTGCTGTTGGTAATAGTGCTATGAGGGATTCTGAATCTGCCAGTGAGAATGTTGCAGTAGGGGGAAACGCGTTAAGAAGAAATAACTCTGCCTATAATACTGCTATTGGGCATAATGCAATGTATGGCACCAATTCAGGGCCAAACTCCGACATTGCCGATCATACTGGTAATCGTAATGTTGCAGTTGGGTATAACGCAGCTTTCAAACTTACCTCTGGCAATGATAATGTTGCCATTGGGTATAATAGTATGACGGATGTTACTGTTGGTTTTGATAATGTTGCAGTTGGACACGAAGCAGGCCATGCTATAGTTGACGGCCACAGCAATACAGTGGTTGGACACGACGCGCTGAAGACTAATATTAGTGCAGATGATAATACTGCTATAGGTGAGGATGCTCTTAAAGTTCTCACAGGTGGAAATAGTAATACTGCAATTGGCGCACACGCTGGTAGTCTTATTACTTCAGGTGGCAAAAATACACTTATCGGTTCTTACGACGGAAACAGTGGTGGCTTAGACATCCGCACATCCAGCAACAATATTGTGCTGTCGGATGGTGATGGTAACATTCGTCAGTATATCGACAGCGACGGTGGGTTGAGGGTCGGAACTACTACTAACCTTTTTAACACGGCTGCTACTGAACAGGCTTCAATCAAAAACCCCGGAACTGGCAATGCTCTTACTCTGCAATCAACAGACATTACCGGCGGTTTTCCTATTCTTTATTTGTCCAGTACGGATACGGCAACCAACCAGAACGCTGTTACTTTCCAGCGTATTGATGGTGGAGGCAGCACTGTTGGCGTCGGCACAATATCAACTACCGCCTCGTCTACGGCATATAACACCTCTTCCGACCATCGTCTCAAGGAAAACGTAACCGACATGACCGGTGCGATTGCTCGTGTGAAGCAGCTTGCACCGAAGCGGTTTAACTTCATTGTAGACGCCGACACGACCGTAGATGGTTTCCTTGCACATGAGGCACAGACTGTTGTGCCAGAAGCTGTCACCGGTACACACAACGAGGTGGATAATGATGGCAACGCAGTCATGCAGGGCATCGACCAAGCCAAGCTAGTGCCGCTGCTGACCGGCGCACTGCAGGAAGCAATCGCCAAGATCGAAACTCTTGAGACGAAAGTCGCAGCACTAGAAGCTGGTAACTAATGAAGATGTCAATGGAACCCACACTCAAGACACAGATGGAACTAGAGGCGCATGAAAAAGAATGTGCCATCCGGTATGCTAACGTGCAGGAAAAGTTAGAGGCACTTGATAAACGCATGTGGCGATTAGAAGCAATGATTATGGGTAGCACTATTCTTGTAGTAGCAATGGTGGTATCAGTATTTATGGGATTTAGATAATGGCAATGTTCAAAGCATTTAAGCCTAGCGGCATGGAAAAGATAGCACGTGCTATGGGCTATCAGGGTAATATGCAAGGGTTTCAAGATTATCTTGCTCAAGACCCCATGCGTCAACAGCAGATGCAGACGTATCAAAATAAAGCTATGCAGATGGCAAACGGCGGTGCGGTACAAAAACCTAAAATTGGAGATGTAACTACGCAACGTATGTATTCACCTGCTGTGCCGGTGGGTGGTGTAACGCAAGCAGCTTTGACACCAGTAACTCCCCAACAAGAGATACAACCTGTTACTGGACAATTAACAGGTGCTGTAGCAGTACCAACTGCTATGGCTAGTACAACACAAGCTGCGCCTGTAGAAGAGCGGCAGGCAGCGCAAATGCAAGCTGCTACTGTAGCACCTGCCGTAGATGTAGCACTGGCATCTGCACGCGCAGCACAAGTACAGCCTGATGATCCTCGTGCGCAGGTTACTGCCGCACAACAAACTGCTTCTAGTGTAGGCAATGTCACTGCAGCACAAGGAAATGCTGTGCTGATTGACAATCCTGTACAGCGCAATATACAAGACGGTGAACTTATCTCTGGTGCCGCTGCTGATGCACAGACTGCTGCCACCTTTACTGAACAGATACAAGCCGCTGAAGCAACGCCTAGCACACAAGCTACTGTACAAGGTCAGCTTGCACAACTTACTGCTAACTTTGACGCCGCTAATCCACCTGCGTGGGCTGCAGGTGCCATGCGTAATGCAACAGCAAAGATGGCACAGCGCGGTCTTGGCGCAAGCAGCATTGCTGGTCAGGCTATTGTGCAAGCAACCATTGAATCAGCACTACCGATTGCACAGGCAGACGCTTCTACTATAGCACAGTTTGAGGCACAGAACCTGTCTAACCGACAGCAGCGTGCCATGCTTGCTGCACAGCAACGTGCGCAGTTTATTGGTCAAGAGTTCGATCAGGCTTTCCAAGCACGTGTGCAAAACGCTGCGCGTATCTCTGATATTGCCAACATGAACTTTACTGCAGAGCAACAGGTACAGCTTGAGAATAGCCGTATTGCAAATACCATGAACCTAAACAATCTGTCTAACCAACAAGCTATGGTTATGGCAGAAGCTGCAGCACTAGCACAGATGGACAGCAGCAATCTTAATAATCGTCAGCAGGCTGCTGTAAATAACGCGCAGAACTTTCTTCAACGCGACATGGCAAACATGTCTAACGTACAGCAGATGGAACTGTTTAGCGCACAACAACGCACGCAAGCACTGTTCACAGATCAAGCTGCTACCAATGCTGCACGTCAGTTTAATGCAGCAAGCCAGCAACAGACAGATCAATTCTTCTCTAATCTTGCACAACAAGCTACGCAGTTTAACGCCACACAGGCTAACGCACAGGCACAGTTCAATGCAGGACAGGCAAACACTGTCGAAAGATTTAATGCTGAAATGAATAATCAGCGTGACCAGTTTAATGCACAGAACCAACTTGTAATTGCACAGAGTAATGCACAGTGGCGCAGGCAGCTTGCTACTGCTGACACTGCTGCAGTCAACCGTGCAAACGAAATAAATGCAGCGGCTGTTCTTGACATCAGCAAGACTGCATATGATAATCTCTGGCAGTATTATGGTGACACTATGGAGTGGGCATGGAAGTCTGCAGAGAATGAACTTGACCGTATTAGCGCACTTGCCATTGCTGAACTTGATGCAAAGGTACAAAGTGAGGTATCGTCTAAGCAGGCTTCATCGGCTTCTGGTAAAGCTATTGGCAGCCTTATTGGTACGCTTGGCAGTGCATGGATTGGGAGTCTATAATTATGTCTATGTATGGTTCTACACGTGGGTACAATCCCGGCGTCACTATGTATAAAAATATGGATATAGAGAATATGCCAAAGCAGCAAGAGCCACAAAAAACAGGTGGGCTATTGGCGCGTAAGCCTATGGATATGATGAGTAAAAATATGAACTACTCTAATCCTGCTATTCGTGTAGCAAAACAGATGGAAGTAATTCGTAACTTTAGGAACAGGATGAAAAATGGTGATGCTTGAAACAAATGAGCCAATGTTTGATGGCCCTATTCCGGGTGAGTCTCTTACCGCAGAACTAGGCGCACGTCCGTGGCAGTCACCCCCACAATACTCTAACGTAGACGAGGTGTTGGACTATTATTTATCTCGCATGAGCCAAGAAGACTTCATGGTTCAGCTTGTTGATGTATTAGAAATGGGTGTTCCGGTAAGTGCCATTGCTAACAGCATACAACTTTCTGGTGTTATGCAAGGACTGCACACTATTGATAGCGGCATTCTTGTCATGCCTGCACTCATGGAAATGATTATGATGCTGGGCGATGCCGCAGACGTTAAGTATGAAACTGGTCTGGACAATCCTAACAAGGGTGTGACACGTGATACACTGTTGGCTAAAGTGGCTTCGCAGTATAAAAAGAAGCTAGAAGATACAGATATTAAAGAAGCTGTAGAAGAAAAAGATGATGAGCCAGAAGAACAATACTCTTCTGGTCTAATGGCACGGAGAAAATAATGGGATTGTTTAGTGGTGATTTTGGTTCCGGTCTTGTTGAAGGTCTAGCTGAAAGCGTAGATCAGTCCTTAAAAAGCGCAATGGAAAAGCGCGAGAAAGAACTAAGCCGTGCCAGAGAGTTCTGGATGACACGTCAGGCGCAGAAGATGGACTTGGCAGACGATCACGACAAACGTGCAGGTGATGCACTAGACGCATTCATCACTGAATTTAATGGTGATGTAGCCAAGGGACTCGCTGCATACAAACACTTTAAGACAGTGGACGGTGCAGAGGCAGGACTTAAAGAGATTGAAGACAGCCGTGCTGCACTTGGTCAATTTGATGTAAACGATTACTTTAGCTTTGAAGGTATTGATCTTGGTCAGTTTGCTGATCTTAGTAGAGAGGATGCCTTTGCATCTATCCGTGCAGAAGTCAAGCCTCTGGATATCCAGATGCAAGACACTGGCCTGCTCTCCAAGATTGGCTTGGGCGACAGCGATATGGGCGGAAAAGTATCTTCGCAGATCAACGAACTTATCCCCGCACGTACACGTACAGCTATCAAGGGTCTTACTGGTGCAGCGTTTGATCGCTCTGGTACAATCACAAGCATCACACAGAAGCAGGCTATCGAAAGCAATATTCTGCGTGGTGAAGACAGACTGTTCCAGCTTTCTGGGTATATTGCATCAAAACAAGATGGCTTTGGTAATACCCTAGATGAGCATGACATCTTACAGTATCAAAAAGAGAGTTCACAGATACTTGAAGATATGAGTAGGATGTCTGTAGCGAAGGCAGCAGGTGACAAAACATCTACTGGCCCCACTTCTGCAAGTATTCTTAGTGGACTTACTAAACAGTTAACGCAGTTAGAAAACGATTTGCAGTTTAGTAAAACTGGCAATGTAGTTAGCATCGTTAAAAGGGGTGAGAATGACCCTACTGTCGATGGTGCTATGGATTACTGGAGCCAAGAAAGCACTCGTACAAAGGTTGACTTTATCAAGACTAATATTCTTGATGCTGATGGTGAGTTTATAAGCACAGAGGCACAAGAGGCTGCTAACTTGGGTATGCTTGCTGATGAAGTTACTCTTGCACAACAGGAGATCAAAGAGGCTAAGGCTGCATCTGAAGCAGAAGGTGAAAAACCAGAGTCTGAGGACAATGAAGCTGCACAAGCTGAAGAAGCGGCTAGTGCTGAAACAGAAAATACATTTGAACCTGTAGTAGTAGGTACTGGTGACTTTACTGTTAACAGTGCAGAACAGCTTGATAGTTACATAAAGAACCAGCCCATAGATTTTATTAAAGGTGCTTTACAAAGGGGTAGACCTATTGACAAAGAAGTTTACAGAAAAAAACTTACTGAACTTGGAGTTAAACCTGACATTATTGAAGAAGCACTGGCCTTGATCCCTGATCCTTCTGTAAGCACAGAAGGGCTTGAGCCTGTGGCTGCTCGTCCAACTATGAATATCAATGTACGTGATGCTTCTGAGGCAACACGCATCAGAAAGGAACAGGCTGCTTGGGATGCTCAATACGGACAAACACATAATAGTGACGGATCAGTAAAGGGGTAAGCTGCAATGGCAAAGCCCTTTGATCCATATGCGTTTCTGTATGCAGATCAGGAACCAAAAGAGGAGGTTGAACAGGAAGAAGTAGTATCTCCTCCTGTTGAGCAGCCCGATGAGCCGTTTGATCCGTATTCTTTTTTGTATGCCGATCAAGAAAGTGATCTTCCTGCTCCTGAAGACCTACTCCCCAAACCCCCTAAACAAACTGATGATCCAGAGATAGACGAGAAGCAGACATACGAACAGATGTCTGCCGACACGGACTATATGGACATGTTGCGTGAATATCAAGAGAAACGCTTTGGCGAAGACGGTAAGCAGCGTGACGATGAAACTGACGAAGAGTATCTTCGCCGGTTTGTTTCTGATGTCCGTGAGTTTGAGTGGAACAGCATCGACCTTGGTCAGCAGATTAACTGGATACGTAGTGCTGACGAAGAAGATCGTATTAAGTTTGGCTATTTGTACAGTGAACTTGATAACCTGCAATCGTTCATGGAAGAAGGCACGACATCTGCGTATGTAGGTGCTTTCCGTGATATTGGTAAGGCACTTGTGACTGACCCTCTTTCGTATCTAGGCTTTGGTGCAGGTAAAGTTGCTACGATTGCAGGCACCCGCACTATCACACAGATACTGAAACAACAGGGCAAGTCTGCTGCTGTAAAAGAGTTGGCTAAACAGGCCGGAAAGAAACGTGCTAGGAAGATTGTTGCAGGTGGCCTTGCTGCAGAAGCGGGGCTTCTTACAGTAGAGAACTTAAAGCAACAGGAACTTGAGGGTCTAGCAGGCATACGTGTTGACGAAGAGGGTAATCCTCTGCCTAAGTCTTATGGCGAGGCTGCTCTTCTTGGTGCTGGTGGCACACTTCTATTTGGTGCGCCTGCCCTAAGAGGTCTTCGTGCTGATAAGATGACAACAAATGCTCGTAAGGGTCTTATCAGAAAAACCAAGCTGGCTAAAGAACTTAACTCACGCAACAAAGCAATCAAAGATAAAGCCAAGAAAGAGGCTGGACAGCGTGTAGCAGAGGCAGGCAAGAATGCACCCAAGGTATTTGATGTAGACGAGGGCCGTAAGGTTCTTGACAAGCTGGGTGAGATTGATGCCAACGCCACAGAACTGGCACAGATTGAATTTAATACGCAGCTTATGAAGCGTGTTGGGCGTGTTGTGCAAAACGTCGTAGAAGATTTGGCTGAAAGTGGTAAGCTGGGTGAGGTTGTAGATGTAGACCTCAAGGCATCTGAAGTCATAGGACAGATTGTTAAGGATTCGCTGGACAGGACTACAGGTAAGTCATCCAGAGAGATTGCAGAGCAGACAGAGAAGCTGCTTGTGGGAGATGATACAACCAAAGGTATTCTTGACAAGCTAGATAAAGACTTCTCTGGTGATGTTTTGCAGGCAGCAATCTCTCGTGCTGGCTTGACCAACAAACAATTTGTGGATGCGTTTGGCGCAAGTTATACAAACGCTGGTCAATACCTGCAGACTGCTAGTGGTGTAGGTAAAATATTGAAGAAGGTACGGGAGATTGATCCCAAGCTGGCTAAAGAAATTATACCTAACTCTGAGATGGATAAATCCGCTGGTATGATGGGTGGTCTGTACGACTTCCTAAAGCGCGTGGACGCAGAGCGTCGTGCGCTTATGGTTAGTATGCCCGGAACCACTGTTCGTAACGTCCTAACTGGTGGTATGCGTCTAGGCTTTGAAGGCACAGCCAACATGATTGATGCCTCTATCTATCAGATGGCTAAAGGCATCAGTGCTGCGGCTACAGGACGTTCCACCTTCGCAGAGGCTTTCAGCGCACAGGATATCGTGCGTGAGTCCTTTGGCCGGTTGAACAGGCTGCGTGACACAGTAGGCACTGCCAATCTGGCTGATGACCTGCTTGCACACAACCCACAGCTTGCATCTCGTATGGACAGATCGCTGCAGGACTTGGGCGAAGAGCGTTCACAAGAACTGCTTGGTGTTACTAAATGGCTTAACGGTCTTAACATGGCGCAGGATATCATGTTCCGTCGTGCGGTGTTTACAGACCATATTGATAACAAGCTCCGTCGTGCCGGTATCATTGTAGATAATCCAACAAAGGTTGGTCAGTTCAAAAGCCTTGAAGAGCTAGCTGCATCTGGTAAGCAGATTCCTGCAGACATCCTTGCTGATGGTGTAGATGAAGCCCTGTACTTTACCTTTTCTCGTATGCCAAAGGCAGGCGGAGGAAAGCCGGGTGACAGCGTAGGTAATATGTTCGTAAAGATTACCGAAGGTCTGCCTATGGTGCCGGGTATCGGTACTGGTTCGCATCCGTTCAGTAGGTTCATGGTCAATGCCATGCAGTTCCAGTTCCAGTACAGCCCTCTTAGTGTGATGCCTGCTATTCAGCGGACTGTTGTGGGACTGCAAGCAGGCAAAGCAGCTAAGGCAGCGGCTGCTATGGGTGACGAGGCTTTGTCTGCTGCCAAAATGCGTGAGGCAAAGACAGCGTACCAAGCGGCAAGCAAGAACTTGTCTCAAGGTATTGTAGGTAGTGCTGCACTGTATGCTGCTATCAAGTATCGTGCGGAGAACCAAGACACTAACTTCTGGCTGTCGAAGAATGATGACGGATCAAAGAGTGACCTGCGTCCTTTGTTCCCACTCGTGCCTTATCTTGCCATTGCTGATATGATTGTAAAGGCAGGACTGACTGAGCAAGCAACTCTTGGTACAATAGAACAGCCTGAAGTATACTCTAGCAGCGACACGAAGGAAATCATTGAGGCAGTGACAGGTATTCAGTCACGTACTGGTACAAGTAACTTTGTATTGGAGAATGCTGAAGAGGTAGTGAAGGGGCTAATCGGTGCGCCTAGCGACCAGATCACTGCGCAGCGGCTGAATGAGATTATGGGTGGGTATGTAGGCTCTCTCGTAGGGGGTGTGACTACACCGGCTCGTGTCGTCCGTGACGTTCTTGCTGCCTTTGACACAGAATCTGCTATTGTTCGTGACGCAAGGCAGACAGAGGGTCTGACCAGTGGTGATAGGTTTGGAAGTGCGGTAAAGAATACTGTGATGAAAGACCTGCCGGGGCTGGCTACTAAACTGCCTCAAATTGAAAGTCCTACACGTGAAGGGCCGGTGATCCGTCAGGGGCCACTGGAAGGGCAGACAACAGGTGTCCGTCGTGAGATGGTGCAGAATGTTATCGAAGCAGAGACTGAACGTCTAGGCATCAAACCATTCAGGCTTGCCCCAAGCACAGGTGATAAGACTGCAGATGCTTTGATTAAGGGTGAACTTGGTACGCTGCTTGAAAGTGAGTTAGATAACTTTATAAAGAGTGACAGGTATCAGAACATGAGTACTGCCAAACAGCGTGCTAGCCTGAAAACACGTATTTCGTTCTATCGCTCAAGGGCGAAGAACGTGGCTGAGATTGAAGAGCGTTACAAGACGGAAGGATATACACCGTTTGACCGTGCTACGTTTGCTAAACTGACAGACGACCAGACACGTATAGCAGACGAGTACTACATGCAAAAGTATGGTATGACTGTGCTGGAAAAACAAATGGAAGAACCCGACGTTAATCACCTTATGACAGGCACTAACATCGGGCGTCTGTTAAGTAAGGGTGACTAGACGTACTCCAATATTCCCACCGCAAGGATGGCAGCGGAGATAGCATTCAACACGATGATTGATCTGTCGTGCCACATGAATCCTACCCATGCCCACAATCCCATTCCAATGACGCCAAGCACCATGTCCATAAGATGTGAGTAGTCCGCTGCTCGTATCACGATTGCTGTTAGTATAAAAAAGCTGGCAGTCCACTTGACATACCACGTGATATCCTTATAAGGCGTTACCTTATTAACTGTCTTCATGTCAGAACCTACCTAGCCATCGTGCTATGTGTGACACAAACGGTAACAAAGTAGCTGCCATAAACAAGTTCACACCTGTGTGTGCCATTGCAATACGCAACGTATCTCCTTTAGGCATACCGTCTGACACAAACAAACCTGCCAGCCAAATTGTACCTGTTGTACCTATGTTCGCGCCTAACACTGCGGCGATGGCTGCTGGTAAAGGCAAGGCACCAGAGGCAACCAGTGCAATAATAGCTGTGGTGGACAGGCTGGACGATTGCCACAGCAGTGTCATTATGATACCACCTGCAAACATGTACAACGGGTTGCCCAAGAACCATGAAAGATGTTCTATGTTGCCCATAGATTTCATGCCACCAGAGAATGTCTTCAAGCCTACGTAGAAGATAATTAAGCCTACTATGGCTGTTATCACAGGGTTTCCTAAGTCCATCTTACTTACTCTCTTCCACAGTTTCTTTCCCTCCGTCACCTGTTATCACCTGATCCACTTATTTTCCCACGCTTGTGTCTGTCCGCTAGTTTCTCTAAGTTCTTCTCCATGATGTGTCCAAGGTTCATCTCTAGTTCTTCTGCTAGTACAGCACAGTACCACAACACATCACCAATCTCGTATCCAATCTCAATACGCTTGGCAAGGTACTCGTCCTTGGCTGCACCGTCACGGATGAACTTCTTCACTTTGTTTGCAATCTCTCCTGCCTCTCCGGTCAGGCCAAGAGTAAGATACTCCATAGCCTGTTTCTTTGGGAAGATTGCTGTCTCACACGCGCGAGACTGATACTCTGCTGCGGTAATACTACTCAACTGCCTCTCCTTCATCCACTGTTTAGCTTCTAGTTCCAAGTTCATTTAGTTTCTCCAAGTTCTTAAAGTAAGCAGCTTCCCACCCCCGCTGCCACTCCCGATAAGGAGTGGTTTTGGGTTTCATTGGATTGGCTATCTGCCGATAGCGTTTACCAAAACGTGGGCTATCGAACTGCTCTACTCTGCCGAAGGCTTTAAAGCCTGCTGCAAAGTTGTCAGCTAGATTCTTGTTCATCCTCTTTAGTCTCCACATTAGTTTGCCACAGGTTCAACATTGATAGTCTGTCTTCGTGCATAGCCATCTTATCTAACTCTGCCTGTATAGCTTCCATTATGTCAGAGTGTTCACCAATACCTACTGGGTTAGCTAGATATATGTCTATGTTAGTCCTATGCAGATTGATATTTCCAATCGCATGTTGCCTAAGAACTTCTAGCATCTGATTTTTCATCTTGTTTCTCCTTCTCTCGTAGCTTCATCCACTCTTCGTAGCAGGGGTGGTGGCGAGGTGGGTTATACTGCACCCACCCCTCACCTTGTTTCCACACCTTACCACTATGCTGCGGCAATGTCAACTACCTCACACACTCCAGCAGTACAGGCTAACTCACGACCACCTGACGTAGTGTCTTCCTTCTCGTACTCACGAAGCAATTCCCAGTTTACTTTCTTTGGCATTTGCTTCAGCATCTCACCGTACTCTTCAACAGTGCAGTCCTGATAAGGTGCTTGCTTGTACGTATGCTCACTGAATGGCAGGAAGCTAATGCCTGATACCTCATCAAAGTGTTCGTATACCCACGCTCCTACTTCCATCCACTCATGCTCTTTCACAGAGATGGTGACAGATGGCTTGTGTTCACACCAGTGACGCTGATACAAGAGCCACAGTTCAAGCTGTTCAATGGCAGACATGTCGAACCTAGTGACTGCACTGTGTGGTGACTTCATTGGAAAGCTGAACACTGTTGTGCTGTCTGGCTTCATCACATCTGGCTCTGCTGGGATGCCTTCAGAGACAAGGAACTGCGTGATGGGGTCTTTGTTATCCCCACGTACCGTGCGAATGTAGTACGGGTTGTGACGA